CTGACCTCGACGCCGATGGTGGGCTGGTTTGTTAAAGCGTAAGAAACCTAAGAATCGGTGCCGCTGCGGTAGGCCAGTAGTCCCGATCTATGCTCCTTATTGCGAGGACTAAAGAACTTAAACTTTCAGATCGGGAATGGATTTGCAGTTGTGGGGCTGTTCTTGATCGAGACCTGAATGGGGCAATTAACTTGAAAAACTTAGCGACTACGGCGAAGTCCGCCGAAAGTGACGCCTGTGGAGAGGCACCGGCCTCGTTGAAGCAGGAACCTTGTTATCGGAGACTGGAATGGCTTCTTTGGCTGGCTCTTCTTTTGACAACGGGCGTGGGCGGCTATTTTGCTGCCACCTTTGACTCTGGCACCGCCAAGATTTCTGTCAAAGCCGTGTCAACTGCCCGAGTCGGGCAGCTTGTGCTGCTGGACGCGAGCGAGAGCCGGGTTGATAGTTTTAAGTGGCAGGTCACGCCCACGACCCCCAACTTCATGGTCATTGATTGCGGGCGGCGGGCGTTCTTTAGCGGGGAATCGCCAGGCACCTATACGTTCTGGGTCGCCGGCGCCTTGGACAAGACCGTTGACTTGCAATCCTTCTCGGTGGTCGTTGGCGAAAGCCCCCTCAAGACCAAGCTCCGCGAGTGGTGGGCTCTGGTACCAAATAAACAGGCCACCAGGACGGTCGCGGCTACTTTTCTCAGCGTCAGCCAGCAGATCAACGCCGGCCTGCTGAAGACGCCGGATGACGTTATCCGGGCTACAGCGGCCGGGAATCGGGGCATTGTCGGTTGGGAGAGATTCGGCGAAGCTCTCCGGCAGTATCTGAACGAAGAAAGCAAGGCAGGGAGGCTGTCCGACATGCCTTCACATGCTGCCTTGTGGGCTCAAATTGGCACCATTTTGGAGGAACTAGCTAATGGCGAAGAAATGGATTCAAAGCGCGATTAAGCGCCCAGGTGCCCTGACTCGAAAGGCGAAGGCCGCCGGCATGACGGTTGCGCAGTATATTGCTAATCCGCCCCCTAACATCACGGAGCGGACGAAGCGACAGATCGCCCTCGCTAAGACGCTTCGGAGCTTTAAGTGAGCTACAACCTGTTTGATCTGTATTCGAGCGGTCAGCTAAGCGGCTGGTCGCCCGATTACGACGCCTTTGCCCGCTGGCAGGACGCCCTCGGCCCCTATGCCGATGGTGCCTTTGAGCTAAAGGGCTCTGGCAAAGGCAAGGTCGTTCTATTGTATGAAATGTATCGGCAGGTGGTTGATAAAGACTGCCTGCCGCATAACCAAGGCAACTATGGCACCTGTGTGAGTCAGGCGTGGGGGCTAGGCATCGACGTGCTCCAGGCGGTCGAGATCGTAGCGGGCGAGCCGGAAAAGTTTGTCGCCAAAGTTTCGACGGAATACATTTATGGAAACTCACGAGTAGAGATTGGCGGCGGCCGGCTGCGTGGCGACGGGTCAAATGGGGCCTGGGCAGCTGAAGCTGTGATGAAGCTCGGGACCGTTCACCGGTTGAAGTACGGCAAATATGATCTAACAGAGTATAGCGGCGAACTGAGCCGGCAGTGGGGACAAAGGGGCGTGCCTGACGAGCTAAAGGTCATTGGCAAGCAGCATCCGGTCAGGAAAACGGCACTCATCCGCACCTATGAGCAAGCCCGCGACGCTATCGCTAACGGCTACCCGGTCGCTGTTTGCTCGAACTATGGCTTCCGCAACGTCAGGGACAAAGACGGGTTTGCGCGGCCGTATGGGACTTGGAACCACGCGATGTTGTTCGCCGGCGTTGACGATGATTATAACCGCCCAGGATTACTGTGCTGGAATAGCTGGGGGCCGGATTGGATCACTGGCCCTGTTCGCCATAACCAGCCTGCCGGCTCCTTTTGGGTGGACGCCGAGGTCGCTGATGCTATGCTTCGCCAAGGGGACTCATACGCGATGTCCGGCTACGAGGGCTTTAAGCGACAAGAATTAGATTACCGGCTCTTTTAGGAGAAAAAACATGAAGTTTTGGCTCTGCAACGGACTAGCAATGCTGGGGATGGTTTTTTATGCGGCTCTGGCTTCAAATAAAGCGACTCCTGCGGTCAATCCTCCTGGACATTTCGCAGGGGAGATTCCCGTGGCGAGGGTGGATTGCCAAACTGACTATCATTTTGGACTCGGAGGCTCGGAAGAAGTTACTGGAACAACGGAAAAGGGAGCGACAGATAAAACACCTGGAGCGACTGCTGCGGAAGGAGAAATTGACGCCACGGATTCGGCGGAGACTGGAGTGGGCACTGGAGCGGCTGAAACGTACTTGATCTATTTCACCGCCAAGTGGTGCGGCCCGTGCCGGCAGCAACGTCCTGTTATTGATGAAATCAAAGACGCCGGCTACGCCGTCTATATCGTTGATATTGACGAAGACTCCCAGACTCGCGCAGCTTGGGGCGTGACTGCGGTGCCGACGGTCGCCACGGTCGTGAATAACAAGGTCACGTATCGGGGCGTTGGGTCGGGGCATACTCGGGCATTTCTGGAGTCGAAGCTGAATGCAGACTAGCATTCGCCCGCCATTGAACTTCCGCAAAGCCCTTCGTCGGGCGATCTTCGGGGCCTGGCGGCAGGGCAAGATTACAAGCGCCGAGGCATACGTCTTGCTTGACGTTCTTCACGGCTCGCAGCGCGGCGGCCGGTATTACAAGAAGCCTCAAATGATGATTGAGGCTGAAAATTATTGCCGAAAAGAACTGCTTATTTATGATGCCGAGTCCGCCGAAACCGGCGACATTGATTGGGGCAACTGGATTGACTTGCTTATTGAGTGGCTGCCCGCGATCTTGAAAATCTTTTTATTGCTGCTGGGCATTATGGAGCCACCGCCCCATGAGCCGGCTGGGCTGACAGATCGCGTCCCGCCGTTTGTCAAATAGGAGAAAGAAATGAAACTTTTGCTTCCATCTCACAGCGAGCCCTGTCATAGCGTGGTTGTTTACGACGGGGCGGAGTACGTTGAGGATATTTTGCAGCAAGCCACGCGCGGCGATGACTATTTGGACGTGAGCAAATATCTGCACCTGTCTGAGCCACGTTTTGAGCACTCCCCCGCATCTTTGCGCGGGGAGCGACAGCCGCCCGAATATCGGGCCATCGCCCGGCTCGACGGCATCTGGTATCCGTACAACGAGGACGACCCGAATTTCGGACTGCCTCCTTTGAAAGTCACTGACCCCCGCCCAGCAGATGAGTTGGAGGCTGACGGTCAGGATGATGGCTCTTAATGCGCTGGGCGGGGGTTGGGAAATATGGGCGCAGGAGCCCGCAACAAACTCATTGCCGCATAGCCGCAAGAGCCGCGACCTGCTGCCCAACGAATACATGACCAATGCGGAACAAGCTGCTGGACGAAGTTAGGCTTGCGATTGCATCTGGTCTAAAGAATAAAACCTTAACTACATGCAGCAGATGGGCCTGTGCTCGGCGAGTAATGGGCGAACCGATGCCAGGCCCGTACACATTCAAGTACCACCCGTGGTGCAAGGAGATTCACGACGCCGAATGTCCTTACATCACGGCAAAGAAGGCGGCCCAGGGCGGCTTCACCGAAGTTGCAATCAATCGGGCACTGTTTACAATCGACGTACATCGCCGCAGCGTGCTGTACGTCCTGCCAACAAAAGTGCCCGATGCGGCGGACTTTTCTGCTGCGCGATTCGGCGGCGCCTTGGAGCTAAGCCCCTATTTGCGGGGGCTGTTTTCGGACATCAATAAAATTGACTTGAAACAGGCGCACGGCGCTGCTCTTTATATTCGTGGAGCAAACAGCGAGTCCGGTTTGAAGTCGATCCCCGTTTCGGAGCTAATTCTTGACGAATTTGACGAAATGCGGGAGAAGTCGGTTACGCTTGCCCTAGAGCGCCTTTCCGGTCAAGTTCACAAGCACGTGTTCATGCTGTCCACGCCAACAATCCCCGGCTACGGCATCGACGCACAATATCAGTTGAGTACGCAGGAGCACTTCTTTTTCCCCTGCCCTGCCTGCGGCCGGCATATCGAGTTCCGGTGGCCAGACAGCTTCGAGGTCTGCGGCGAGACGCCTAACGACCCCGATAAGTATCGCTCGCGGATTATATGTTACGAGTGCAAAGCGACTCTTAGCACGCATGAGGATGGATTAGGCTCGGGCGGCTGGTTGGACAAGAAGAAGGCAGAATACCTACAAGCCGGCGTCTGGGTGCCGACGGTTCAGGCTAGCTCGGACCATCGCGGCTTCCATATAAATCAACTTTACAGCGCGACGGTTAGCCCGGCCGAGATCGCTGAGCGTTATCTGCTCGGCTTGCGGTCTGAAGTCGCCATGCAGGAGTTCCATAATTCGAAGCTGGGGATGGCTTTCCTAGCTTCGGATGCCCAGGTCCGCGAAGAGCACATCCTGGCGGCGATTGAGCGGGGCACGCATTTGATGACAGACCCCCGCCCCGACACGAGCCGCCGCCTCATCACAATGGGCATCGACCAGGGCAAATGGCATAACATTGTTGTTTGCGAGTGGTTTGTAACTGAACTAGGCTATGATTTGAACGCCAATGCCCGCTGCAAGGTGCTGTGGGCGGGCAAGGTCGCAGAGGCCGATTTCCATCAGTTCGACCGCCTGATGCGGGAGTGGCAGGTCCGGCATTGCGTCATCGACCCCGATCCAAACAGCAATGACGCCCGCCGGTTTGCCCGTCGCTTCCCGAAATTCGTCACGCTGTGCCGATACCGTAGCGGCCCGACTGGTCGAGAAATCGTAATCAGCGACGAGGAGTCGGGGGCGCCAATTGCCACCGTTGACCGCACAGGGTGGATGGATGCTGCCCTGTCCCGTTTCTATAATGGCACAATCGCGCTGCCGAAAGATATTCCTTTGGAGTATCGTGAGCAAATCAAAGCCCCGGCTAGGCGGTACGTGGACAACGGGGACGGCACTGTGTACGCCGAGTACGTTAAGACCGGCCCGGACCATTACGCCCACGCCCAAACGTATGCTGAAATAGCGCTGCCGCTCGCGGCGGCGAGCGTGTCCGCCCGCAGCATTTCGGCTTTCCTCTAAGGTGAGCGATGGACAAGAAGCACGTTCCCGAGATGCGCCATCCCGAATACCTCGTTCGGGTGAAGGACTGGACCAAGTGGCGGTGCGTGTATGAAGGCGGCGATGATTTTGTAAATCTTTACCTGAAAAAGTTTAGCAACCGGGAGCGGGCCTCAGACTTTAGGGACCGCAAGGCTATTACGCCGATTCCGTCGTTTGCCAAAGCGGCCGTAAACGACGTGAAGAACAGCATTTTCCAGCGCATGACGGACATCGCCCGTCAAGGCGGCTCGGACTCCTATCAGGCGGCTGTCAAAGGCTTGAACAACGGCGTGGACCTCCGGGGCTCCACGATGAATGCGTTCATTGGGCAGGAGATTCTGCCTGAGCTATTGGTCATGGGGCGAGTGGGCGTCTATGTGGACATGCCCGAGCTTCCGCCCAATGCTTCCCTGCTCGAAGTCGCGCAACTGCATCCTTACCTTTATTTGTACCGGGTTGAGGACATTTTGTCGTGGACATGCTCCTCGATCCACGATCCAGATCACTATCGCTCTCTGCTTCTGCGGGACCGTCACGTCGAATATGATCCCGAAAGTCAGCTTGCCTACGGCGAAGTAGAGCGGTATCGGCACTTGTACATTAACCCTGAAACCGGCAAGGTCAATGTCCAGTTCTATGACTCGGACTATACTCCCATCGACAAATATGGCAACCCATCCGGGCCGGTTGAGCTTGAACTGACGACAATTCCCTTTGTGCTTTTCGACATCAAGCAGAGCCTGATTGAAGACGTAGCAAACCACCAAATCGCCCTCCTGAACCTAGGCTCCAGCGACGTAGCTTACGCTCTCAAGGCCAACTTCCCGTTCTACGTCGAACAGCACGACCTGCGGGCCGGGAGCAGCCATCTGCTGGAAAACAATAACCCGGATGCGGCAGCCGTGGCCGGCGGGCAGCAGGGAAGAAACGAAGAGATTATAGTTGGCCCAGTGCAGGGACGCAAGTACGACATAAACACCGAGAGGCCGAGCTTCATCCATCCATCATCCGAGCCTCTCGAAGCCTCAATGAAGCTCCAGGAGAAGCTCAAGGAAGACATCCGGCTCCTAGTGAACTTGGCGGTCACGAATATCAACCCCAAGATGGCATCGGCGGAGTCCAAACAGCTAGACCAGGCGGGGCTGGAGTCGGGCCTCTCCTACATTGGGCTAGTTCTTGAGAACGGCGAGCGCCGGATCGCCCGGTTCTGGGCGATGTACGAGAACAGCGAAGTTGCAACGGTCAAATACCCGGAGAAATACAGCCTCAAGAGCGATGCGGAGCGTCGTGCTGAAGCTAAAGACCACAACGCACTGAAGTTCGCTGTGCCGAGCATCACTTTCCAGAAGCAAATCAATAAGGACATTATCGGCATCCTCTTGGGCGGCAAAATCAGCGTCGAAGAGCGCGAAAGAATGGAGCGAGAGGTCGAGGCCGCTGCCTACCAGACTTCGGACCCGGACATCATCGAGAAGGACTTTAAGAATGGATTAGTGAGCACGGTCACGGCTGCGGCGGCGCGCGGCTACCCGGCAGAGGAAGTGGAGCAGGCTAGGAGAGACCATGCCCTTCGCCTGGCGCTGATTCAAGCCGCCCAGACGCCCCGCGACGTGCCGGCTGCCGGCGCCCGTGGCATCCTGGACAAGGCAATCTCCCCCGATGAAGGCCGGGTTGAAAAGATTGGGAAACGAGTTCGTGGCCCTGGCAGGAAGATAAATAAGGTAACTAAAAATGAGCAAATTTCCTGAACGAGTCTGGGACGGGGCCACGCCCAATCGCCCGAATCCGAAATTCGATACCGTCAATCCCGACTACAGGGACATGCAGGCGCTAATAGCCGAAATCCAGGCTATTGAGACTGCACTTCTAGAGGGGCGCATTCCTATTGGACTGCCCGGGCCGCCGGGGCCGAAAGGCGATAAAGGCGACCCTGGCGGGCCTCCAGGCCCGCCCGGCCCAATGGGTCCGCAGGGGCCAGTCGGGCCGCAAGGCCCGCCCGGACCGCCCGGCCCACAAGGTCCGAAGGGCGATAAAGGCGACCCCGGGCCAGAGGGGCGCCCCGGCATTCAAGGAGTTCAAGGGCTGCAAGGTCCGCCCGGGCCTCCCGGGCCGCAAGGTCCGCGCGGCCCGCAAGGTCCACCAGGCCCGCCGGGCGGTCCGCCTGGGCCGCCCGGTCCGCGAGGTCCAGAAGGCCCAATTGGCCCGCAGGGTCCAATGGGTCCGCAAGGTCCGCCCGGGCCTCCCGGGCCGCAGGGGCCGCGAGGAGATGAGCCGCAGCTTGTGCGGTGTGATAGCTGCAAGTACATTGATGTCGATGCCTCTCTTGGCAACGTGTTCGATGTGCTTCTTCTTGAAAACGCAGTGTTAAAAGCCCCGGTCAATGGCGTGGACGGTAAGCGGATTTTAATCCGCATCCATCAAGATGCTGTTGGCTACCGGCAGCTAGCGTTAGGCAGCAATTTCCATTATGGCAATGTAAGCGTTACTATTTCAGAGCCGCCTTTATCAGTTAGCTACCTTGATATAATTTATGATGGGCGGCAAGGGAAGTGGCACATTCTTGATTTCAAGAAGGGCTACTAATGACAGTTCGCAAGGCTCAATTTCCTAGCCAGGTTTGGGACGGCCGCGCGGTAGATAGGGACTCCCGCCTGCATGAAATTGACCCCCGGCACCCAAGCTACGATCAGCTTGTTGCCGAGCTAATTGCAACTCAAACCTATACCTTGGGGCTAGTAGGTGGGCTAACGGACCCTTATAGCTCAGAAGCTGCTGACAATTTGATCAAAGGAATGCCGGTCTATATTGACGGGACTGGCCGATTGCAGAAGGCACAGAATAATTTAATTTCTGCGCATCAGGTCGTAGGGCTGATGATTTCAGATGCCGGGATAGGGCAAGCCGGAAGCTATCTTACTGATGGCCCAGTTGAAAGATTGGATTGGACGCCTATTACTGGCACTGTGGACTTGGTTCCTGGGCAATTGTACTATTTGGACAGCGTACCCGGCATGCTCACGCCAACTGCTCCTACGGAAATTGGATACTATGTAGTGCCCGTCGGTCGGGCACAAACTGTTCGAAAGCTAGACATTGAAATAGGGCAGCCAATTAGGCTGTAATAAACATGGCCACGAAAAAGCCTCTTGTTATTACTAATGGTCAAATTGAGCAGCTTCAGGCCGGGGACACGCTGGACGCCCCTGTGACTGAAGTTGATGTCGTATCAAAGACGAACGACAATGCTAGCGCAATTGTGATCGGGACGCCGGTGTATGTCAAGTCGAATGGCAATGTGGACAAAGCCCAAGCCAATGCGTCCGGCACGGTGCAGGTGTTAGGCTTGGTGCGGGATGCCAGCATCCCCTCTTCAACCTCTGGCGTTATCCAAACAGACGGCGTGCTGTCGGCTACAACTGAGCAATGGGACGCTGTTACTGGAGACTCGGGCGGATTGACGCCTGGGGCGGTATATTATTTGTCGGCCAGCACTGCCGGGCAGCTAACTACAAACGCCCCCACTACAGCGGGCCAATTTGTGGTTCGAATTGGCCTTGCCCTGAGTTCGACTGAGTTGGACATTTCCATTGAGCCCCCGATTAAGCTCTAAAAATGGCAATACGGCGGCCGCTGGTCATAATAAACGGGCAAATAGAGCAGCTGCAAGCTGCTGACGCAATAGCTGGCAGCAGTGCCATCAGATTCCAATATGACCAAGACACTAATGAGTCAGACCCTGGGGCGGGCAAGCTAAAGTTCAACATACCCCCGCCCACTAAATTATTCATTAGCGGCACGGATGCCGACGGCAATGACGTAGCCTCTTGGATTCAGACTTGGAATGCTGGGAACGCTACTCCAAGAGGCTATTTGTTCGTTATGAACGAGCGAAATGCTTCGCTCGCCCGCTATACTGTTGGCTCTGGAATCACTAATAATTCTACTTGGTTTTCAGTAGATATTGGGCAAATACAGACTCTTTCCATCTCTAATGGAGATTACGTTAGAGTCTGGTTCCAACCACATTTTGGCTCTGGTGGGGGCGGCTCTGGGGAAAGCGGCGATCTAAAATATACTTTTGATAGCTCGACATCGAACAGCGATCCCGGTAGCGGCAGACTGCGCCTCAATAACTCAACGCTATCAAGCGTTACACAATTGTACATAAGCGAGACGGATGCTAATGGAGTAAATGTCTCGGCAATCTTAGCGACCTGGGACGACAAGAAAATTCGAGAAAAGGGCTGGGTCAAGATAACTAAAGCAGCCAATCCTTCTATTTGGGCGCTGTATCAAATAATCTTGGACTTGACGGATAATGGAGCCTGGGACACATTTAGATTAAACTACGTCGGGAATAATGGCACCTTTGCTAATAATGATAATGTAGTTTTATCGTTTACGCCGGACCCTGGTGTAGTCTTCCCTAAAAACTATCGAACAGGGCTTCTGTGGGGCCGTGCCGCTAGCGATACGGCAAATCATGTCAATATCTACCCCGGCGCCTGCCGAGATGACACCGATACCGATAACATTGTATTAGATAGCTTCAATCCGCTAGTTAAAAGTTTAGCCTCTACTTGGGCTGCTGGAAATAATGCTGGCGGGCTTGATACCGGAACACGAGCAAATAATACTTGGTATTGGATTTGGGCAATTAAGAATCCAACTACTGGCGCCACTGATGCCTTACTAAGCACAAGTGCAACTTCCCCTACACTTCCATCTGGGTACACGCTTAAAAGGCGAATAGGGGCGATTAAAACATTAGCTACCCAGCTTCAAAGTATTTATACTTTTCCGTCTGGGGACCAAGGCATAATTTATATTATGTATTTGGACCCGGCACAAAATGGTCTTGATGTTTCTGTAACTAACCTTGGCACTACAAGAACAACATACACACTTTCTAATGTCCCGGCATTTGGGTCAGCAGATAATCTTATAATTATTGATGCTAATGTGGGCGTAAATAATGGAACATCCGACACAAGAGTTTATATTTCAACGCCCTTACATGTAAACTCCGCCCCCTCAGCTACAGCGGCCCCTTTATCCACAATAAAAGTAGATACAGGCGGAATTATGCAGGCTGCGCGCTGTTCTCTTTATGTAGATAATAATGCACAAATTGCTGCGCGCTCTACTGCGGCGAGTACTACATTGTCTATTCAAATCTTAGGGTGGCTTTGGACGGACAAAATATTCTAATGACCACTAACTTAGCAACAGCACTGACAGAAGCGTTTGGGGTGCAGGTCAATTTTGACCCGCAAAAGGGACTTGTCTTTGCCTCTCCACAGCCGCTTGAGATGCAAACGGCCCTTACCAATGTAATCGAGGCGCTCAAGTACTATGCCTTTTTGACAAAAGGTGGCAAGCAGTACAAGGTGCTTTGCCGAAAAGCCCCTGACGCTGTTTGGGTAGAGGTGCCGCCTGATTTTGATAATTGCAACGACGCCATTTTGCGGGCGGCAACACTCAGTAAAGACCCAGAAAGTGGGGACTTTCAAGTATATGACAGGCTGTATAACCGGGAAATAATTAACTTCCCGGCCGGAGGACTGTAATGGCAGCCTATGTGACTATTGCCGAGGCCCAAGCTTATTTCGATCAACGCCTACATGAAAGGGCATGGTCGCAAGCTAGCCCAGCAGATCGGGAAAAGGCACTTCTTGCAGCCACCAGGATCATTGATCGGTTAAACTTCAAAGGCTACAAGGCGTCCGTTTATTCGTATCTAAAAAGTCTGAGCGACCCTTCTCAGGCGTCGCAAGACGAAATCAATGCTGCCAGCCGCCAGCAAGAGCTACAGTTTCCCCGAGACGCCGATACTCAAATACCAGAAGAAATCAAGATTGCTTGTTTTGAAATCGCCTATTCGCTGCTAGACGGCGTGGACCCGGACATTGAGCTAGAGAATCTTGCTGTTATTTCCCACGGCTACGGCAGCGTTCGCACAACGTATTCGCGGTCGCACAACCCGCCGGAACACCTCAATGCCGGCGTCCCGAGTGCGATAGCATGGCGTTACCTCCGGCCATTTTTACGAGAACCAGGAGGGATTACTTTAAGTCGAGTCTAATCTTTCTGCTTGTGCAGAAAGGGTCAGCCGCCTTACCTACGGGCGTGCTGGATTTCGTTTTCAGTAGGGTAAAAGGATGATTGCTATGAAAAATTGGGCTGTGAATCCGGTTTTGGCGCTTTATGACGGCGAAGGCGATGCCCCTGTCAATGATAACAATGACAACTCGACCAACCGGGCTGGCGATTCAGCAACGAATGCCCAGACCGCCCAGCAGGGAGCCAAAGGCGGCCAAGGCGATAAGCAGAAGCTGTTCACACAAGAGGAGGTGAATCGGTTCCTGGCGGAAGATCGCCGGCGGCATCAGGCCCAGATCGCCAATCTTGAAGCGCAGTATAAGAAGGCTCTTGAGTACCAGAATCTTTCTGAGAGCCAGCGCCAGGAGTTGCAGGCGGCCCTTGAGTCTTTCCAGGCCCAGTTCCGTACAAAGGAAGAGAACCTCAAGCACGAGTACGAAAAGCTCAAAGCCGAAAGCACCAAAACGGCTAAGATGCTCGCTGAGGAGCGAGACGCCTGGAAGAGTCGGTTTGAGACTACTGAAATTCGTCGCGCGATTCAAGACGCTGCGATTAAGGCTGACGCATATCGCCCGGAGCATATCTTGGCGATTTTGCAGCCTATGACTAAGATGGTTCCCGTTTTGGACGCCACGGGGAAGCCCACGGGAGAATTGGCCCCTCGTGTGCATTACCCGACAGTGGACGCCAAGACTGGCGAGCCCCTCACCGCCGTCGTTACTGCCGACGAAGCGGTGGCGATGATGAAACAGAAGCCAGAGGAATTTGGCTACCTGTTCAAGAGTAACGCCCAGGGTGGCCTGGGCAGCAGTAGCGGTACCGGCACGCGACCGCCGGGTAAAGGCGGGAAGGTGGACGTGACCCAACTCACGCCCGCCCAGTACCGTGAACTCCGAAAGAAAGACCCGGCGGCTCTCGGATTGAAATAAGCTGGGGCACTGTAAGTTACTTCACCAACCTCAAAATAAGGAAGAAAGCATGAACCTGTTTTACCTTACCCGTCCGGCGCTGGCTCTGTATGCCAATACCCTGGACGCCTATGTTCCTGAATTGTGGGCGAATGAGTCGCTGGCGATCTTGTTGGAGAACATGGTCGTGGCGAATCTTGTTCACCGGGACTTTCAAGATGAGGTCGCTTCGTTCGGCGACATCGTGAATACCCGGCGCCCCGGCGAGTTCCTCGCTAAGCGCAAAACGGCGAACGATGACATCACGCTTCAGGATGTCTCGTCCACGAACGTGCAGGTTCC